GATGAATTAAATATTAGTGGCATTAGTTCTAGCAATAATACGAATGATGGAATTCTTACAGAATATCAAGAAAATAACATTAGTGGTTTCGCTCAGGATCAAGATGAAGGATGGGAAGATGAATTAAATGGAATTATGCAAGGACTACATCCAAACCATGATGAAGACGCACAATTTTGGGATAATACATTAGCATCTGATGAAGAAGCACAAACTGAGATGGAAACTCAGCCTTCTTTTGGTTCTATGAGTTCAATTCCTACGACTATTTACACTGCATCAACAATTACAGACGATACTATTGGTTCTGATATGTCAATGGGAGGTAAAAAGAAAAGAAGAACTAATAAAAGAAGATATAGTAATAAGAAAAGAAGAACTAGTAATAATAAAAGACATAGTAATAAGAAAAGAAAGTAAAAAGTAATCAATAAATATAATAATTTTTAAACAGTAGGAATAAACTCCCAATCCAATACATAACACATTTTTTTCCAAGTTTCGTCTTGTTCAATAAGTTTTTCGCGATCTTTTAACAATGGAATAAATTGTATAAATTGTCTCTCATCAAGAAGCTCGCATAATTTATATAATACATAATAATAGTTTAAAAAATTAACACGATAATCGGGACATACTTGAGCATAAGGTGCTTGAATTTCCATAAATAGATTACATAATGTATCTTCTAATTCTGGACTAAATATAGGCGCTTTTACGCCTAATTTATTTTTAATAAATGCAATGTGTTCATAATATTTATTAAATCCCAACTTTTTAAGAATCTCTTTAGTTTTTTGGTGAGAGAGTTCTTCCAATGTAATTCTTTCCTTTTTAATTTGAAATTTAATTTGCTCAATAACATTATCATCTATTTGTGTTGTTTCTTTTCCTTGAAATTGGGCGATGATTTCTTTCCAATGATTAATCTTTTTATAAGCATAGAAACACACTTCTTTAGGTGGTTCTTTATAACTGGGTTTCTCATTCTCTATTAAATAAGGTAAACTAACAAAACATTGGTTACAAACAATGATTCCATCTTCTTCAAGAGGAATTAACTCTCCTTTGTAACAACTTTGACATATATCTGTTATTTTTACAAATAAATTCATATCAATCAAACTTTCATCAATATTGCTAAAATACTTTTGAACAATATTTTTATTTGTTTTATTTAAAAGTTCTTCATTAGAAGGTTCTGATTGAGTTTGCTGGATCTTAAACATATTAAATATTGCCTGGCTTTTAGATGTTGAAACATTTTTGTTAGTTTCTTCAATGTTGTCAATGTTTTTTTTATTTTCAAAATATTCAAAAATAAGATTAGAGTTATCTAACAAATAACTATTCTTTTTCTCCTTTAGCATTCTTATACTTTCTTTGATTTCTTTGATGCGATCTTTTATTTCCATGATTTGTTCTATAGTTAGACTACGATTTGAAAATAATTTGTTTTTAAGCTTATCTTTTTCTTCTTTTAGTGATGGGATAGTATGTGTTTCGTTTTTAGAAAATTCATTAATAAATTCAGTATGTTTTCCATCTAATGTATTTGTATAGTTTTTAGAAATATATAATTTTTTATTGGCCTTAGGTTTAAAGGTTGGCATTGAATACCTTTATACACATTTTTCCTAAATAATATTTAATTAATAATTTTAACAATATATTATTTTGCTAAACTAACAAATGATATAATTAAGTAAAAACTATAATTATACTTTCATTTATTATAATAAATGGATATTGAAGTCAAGATTGATGCGAATCATATTGAAGTCGATAATTTAAAATTTAAGAAAATGGTGTTTCTTTATAATGCCCTAGATAATGGTTGGTCCATTAAAAAACGAAAAGAAACGTATATTTTTACTAAAAATCATGAAGGGAAAAAAGAAATATTTGATGAAAATTATTTATCCATATTTATGAAGGATAATTTAAACATAAATAATTTACTTTCCTAAAAATGTAGGTAAAAGTTTAATTAGTTATTTTGTAATTAATTAAACTTTAGCAAAATTTTTTTCTTTCCTGTTTATATAAAAATGGGAGGCGGATTAATGCAACTCGTAGCTTACGGAGCTCAGGACGTTTACCTTAAAAACCTGTAGGGTAGAAAAACATCGGGGAATACTAAACCAATAAGGTATTCATAAAGCCCTTTGTGGATTTTTTCGACAATGAAATTCGAATTAACCACTGATGTTAATTAGGGATGCTTTAGCATGAAAACCCCTAGTGAGAAAATCAAACTGCTTGAAACCCCTAAAGCTTATTCTACTAAGTAACTTTTGCGAGAAGGTTATGGCTAAGACAAAAAACTTAGGTATAGTAATAATGAATAAGATGATTTAATGGTTTAATATTATTAAAAAAATGGGCAATGAGCATCCAAGCTTCTTTAAAAACTTGTAAAAAAATAATATAAGAATAAAACAACAAATTATGTATTAATATAGAATGGAACAAATAGAAAAACAATGTAGTAAATGTGGTACAAATCGCAGTTTAAATGGGTTTAGAAAGTATAATGAAACAAATACATTTTCTAGTACCTGTAAAAAATGTTTAAATGAAATGGATAAACTTAGGAAAAAAAATGTTAGACAAATTAGATTAGAAACTTTTGTAGCAAAATGTGAAAAATGTAGCTTAGAAAAGCCATTAAAAGATTTTGCGAAATTAAAGAAATTTTATAAAAAAAAAATTTGTTTGATATGTTATCCATCATTTTTATCAGAACAGAAAACAGTATGGTGTAAAAATGAACATAATACAAATATGAATTATAGGATTAAAAAATCACTTGCTGCTAGACTTCGAAATATACTTAAAAAAAATGATACAACTATGAATTATATTGGATGCAATATTCAATATTTTCGTGAATGGTTAGAATACAATTTTACTACTGAAATGAATTGGGATAATTATGGAGCATTTTGGTCAATAGATCATATAATACCAGTATGCAAATTTGACTTAACAGATGAAATACAAAAACTTCAATGTTGGAATTGGTCAAATATGATGCCAGTATCTATTAAATTCAATTCATCTAAAAAAAATATCGATATGGAACAAATTAACTATATTATTGAAAAAATACAAAAATTTAAAGAAGAAGGTTCAACGACTAAATGGTTTTCGAGTGAATTTATATTGAATAAAGAGTTAGTTATAAACAAACAAAATATAAATTCATTTTAAGATATAGTCTACTCCTTATTGAAAGATAAGGTAGAGGAAAACGTACAGGTAATCCTCAAATCACTTTCTGGAAGGTCACTTACAGAAGATACACTAACTTTGCTATTGAATCTATTGAACAAACTTTCAATGGTCAAGCTGATTTTGGACGCAGAGTCCAATGTACCATCAGCAGAAACGGCGATTTGGCTTACAGAACTTACTTGCAAGTCACTTTGCCTGAAATTAACCAACTTATGGGTGTCGCTTCCTTCTCCGCTGGAGTTGGTTCTGGTGTCTATGCTCGTTGGTTAGATTTCCCTGGCGAACAATTGATCGCTCAAGTTGAAGTCGAAATCGGTGGTCAAAGAATTGATCGTCAATATGGTGACTGGATGCACATCTGGAACCAATTGACCATGACCGCTGAACAACAACGTGGTTACTTCAAGATGATTGGTAACACCACCCAACTTACCTTCATCACTGATCCTTCTTTCTCTGAAGTTGATGGCCCTTGTGACTCCTTGGCTCCTCGTCAAGTTTGTGCTCCTCGTAATGCCCTCCCAGAAACCACCTTATACATTCCTCTCCAATTTTGGTTTTGTACCAACCCTGGTTTGGCTCTTCCCTTGATCGCTCTTCAATACCACGAAGTCAAGATCAACTTAGATATCAGACCTATTGATGAATGTTTGTGGGCTGTTACCACTTTGTCTTGCAACTCTGGTGCTGCCTCTGCTCAACCTGTCATGGGTGGTCAAGCTTCTGCTGCCTACAAGGCTAACCAATACGCTCCTGGACGCCCTGTTCCTGCTGCTATTGCCTACAACCAATCTTTGGTTGCTGCTTCCTTGTATGTTGACTATGTTTTCTTGGACACTGATGAAAGACGTAGATTTGCCCAAAATCCTCACGAATACTTGATCACTCAACTCCAATTCACTGGTGATGAATCTGTTGGTTCTTCTTCCAATAAAATCAAGCTCAATTTCAACCACCCTGTTAAGGAATTGGTCTGGGTTGTTCAACCCGATCAAAACGTTGATTACTGCTCATCTTTGGTTTGTGATGCTCTTTTGTTCAAGGTCTTGGGTGCCCAACCCTTCAACTACACTGATGCTATTGATGCTCTTCCCAATGCTATCCATGCTTTCGGAGGTCCTCAATCCGTCGCTGCTGACTCTCGCTCTTACATTGATGCTCGTGGTTTATTCCAAGATGCTGGCGCCCTTGACTCCTACATCCCTGATGGTTTCACTGGCTACTGGCATGGTCCCCAAAACCCATACAATGAAGCCAATATGGGTGGTGCCGATGTGCCTTTGAATGCCGCCGGTTCCGGTCTTGCTCCTTCAATCCTTGCTCAACTCCAAGATTTGGCTGCCAACGGTCACAACGAAAATTCCTCTGTCTCTGATGCTGGTACTTTCGTGTTGACTGAAACCTCTTTGGACATGCATTGTTGGGGTCAAAACCCAGTTGTGACTGCTAAGTTGCAATTGAACGGCCAAGATCGCTTCTCTGAACGTGAAGGCTCTTACTTCTCTTGGGTCCAACCTTACCAAGCCCACACCAGAAACCCTGATGAAGGTATCAATGTTTATAGTTTTGCCTTGAGACCCGAAGAGCATCAGCCCTCAGGCACTTGCAACTTCTCTCGTATTGATAACGCCACTCTCCAATTGGTGTTGTCCAATGCCACTGTTGAAGGTACCAAGACTGCTAAGGTCCGTGTCTATGCTACCAACTATAACGTTTTAAGAATTATGTCTGGCATTATTAAAGCCTGTGCCAAACAGTTGACTGCCACATTAGATATTTGCTTCCTAATGTGGATAAACAGTGTAAAGCAAATATACATTCAGCAACAAATAATGAATGTATTATATAATCAGCTAGTCTTTGCTTGACTATTAAGTCATGTAAAGGCGACATTTCTAAATTGCGGGAACATCCTTAAAGCCTTTTCTACTACTTCATTATGTGAAAATATAATGAATACCCAGGATAATGACCTCGGGCATAGTAATAACGAAAAGGATTGGACAATCTGCAGCCAAGCTCCTAAATGCGCTAAAGCAAGCATATGGAGAAGGTTCAGAGACTATAATGGAATGGGTCTGAGAAAGTTAGCAACTTTCGGTGATGACTTAAGGAATAGTCCAAGCTCAAATAGAAATATTTGGGTTGCTATATGCTAGCCGGGGCGGTTTAGCTTATTCCAATTAAACGAACTGAAATATTATATTTCAGTTAGAAATAACTTAAAGATAACTTCATATTTTATAATATAAATTATGAACTATAAACTTTCATATGATTTTAACTCGCAATTAAATTGTGGAATAATTAATTTTAATGATAAACAAGTATTCATGGATTTTTCAGATTTATTTTCAATAATAAATTTTGATAAGAATTTTATTTATTACAATCCAGAAGAAAAAATGTATCCTTATTATTTAAGGCATAATCAAAAAATTTCTTATTTAGAACATTTATTTACATATAACAGTTCAAATATTAAATACACTTTTAAAAATAACAATATTTTTGATTTAAGAAGAGAAAATATAGAATTTTATCATAATTATCATAATAATATTGCATCAAAATATGATATTATTGAATATAAATCAGGACATTATTTAGAAACAGGCAAAGATGCATACATTATGAAAAATCCTATGTGGAAAATAAAAGAGAATGATAATGAATATTGGTTAATGTATTGTGAAACTAACACTATCATTAAATTGTGTTCTAAAAGTTATCAAAAAATATTAGATTATGAAAAAATTAGTAATAAAAAGGCTACTTTTTTTATTCATGAAAATGGTTACATATGTAGTTCAAATGGAATGTATATTCATCAAATTATTACTGGATGTTTTGGCAATGGGAAAGGAACTAAAAATATAAGTGTTGACCACATTGATCAAAATCCTTTAAATAATTGTTTTAATAATTTACGAATTGCTACACGTGAAGAACAAGAACAAAACTCGAAAGGTATAAAACCTGGAACAAAGAGAGAAAGAAAAACTTCAGCAAAAATTCTACCAGAAGGAATAACCCAAAATATGATTAAAAAATATGTTGTTTTTTATGAAGACTATGCGGATAAAGAAAAGAAACGATTAAGACAATATTTCAAAATTGAAAAACATCCAAAACTACAAAAAATATGGTTCGGATGTAAATCCAATAATATATCTATCCTAGAAAAATTAGACCAAGCAAATAAAGTTATAGAAGAATTGGATAATGATACATATTTGCAAAAATAATATTAAAATTGAAAACAACTTAAAGAGAAGAGTATATGTTACAATATACAACAATGATTTCGGAAGATAACCAAAAACATATTGATCGATTTAAATTATCGATCCCGCATCCATCTTATATTGCTGGATTTATAGATGGAGATGGGTGTGTTTTTATTAGAAAAATTAAAGATGGATACCAATCAGGAATTACAATAACACAAGCTAGAACAAATATATTACAAGTTATTCGCTATCATTTTGGAGGAAGTATAACAACTATGACAAATCGAAATAATAAAATATCTAATATTATTGATGAAAATAATCATTATCATAAATATACACAAAGAAATCAATATAGTTTAACAATTAGAAGCAATGAATATTTAGTGTTATTAAAGTATATTAAAAATAAATTTGTAATCAAAAATGGTCAAATTAATTGTTTAAATCACTTTCTACAAATTATAAACTTACAAAATAAACACAATGAAAAAGAAGATTTGCATAAAAAATGTAGTGAATATAATAAAAAAACATTATCCAATATTATTAATTATGAAAATATTAATATAGAATATATAGCGGGACTATTTGATGCTGAAGGATGCTTTTATATTTGCTCTGAAAAACTTTCAAAGTTCTATATTTCAATAACTCAAAAAAATAATCCTAGTGTTTTGGCGTATATTTCCAAAATTTTAGGTTTTGGAAATATTAATTGTGAGCAAAAATTTAAAATATATAAACAATCAGATTGCTTAAAATTTATTAGATTAATAAAAGAACATTTAATTGTTAAATATAATCAAGCTGAAGCATTTGAAAATTTTTTAATAACAAATGATTTAAATGACAAAAATAAAATGTATGAAATTTGTAATAAAGAAAAACATGAAATTGAAATATTTAATGATTTAAATCAAAATGAAAATGGTAAAGAGGGTTATATTGAATCTTTAAGATTAATAATGTTAAAAGAAAATATATGTAAAGAAATACTTATGAAACAGGTTTATAGAGAAAAATCTGAAAAAATGAAAGGCGAAGGAAATCATAATTTTGGAAAAGCATTTTCTCAAGAAACAAAAAAAAAGATGTCTATATCTATTCGTGAAGCAAAAGGTCGAGTAAGTAACGATATTATTTTAAATATTAGAAAAATGATAAGAGAAGGATATAAAAATATAGAGATTCAAGAAAAGTTTAATTTACCTAGACATACAATAACTAGAATTAAAAATGGAGAAATTGTATGCAATGATGAACAAAAAAAAGAAAAATGTTCTTTAACACAAGTAGAAATTAATTTGTCTAAAAGAAAAATACAAACAGATGAAATAATTACTGTTATTGAAAAATTAAATGAAAAATGGAAACCTACAGACATTTTAGATTATTTAATCAAATTAAGAAACGCTAATAACGTTTTAAATAATCTTACTATTGATATCATTAAAAATATTAAAAGAAATTTAATGAATAATAAAAATGTTATTTATGAAACTGAATTAACAAAAGAAAAATATGAATATTATTTGGGGATTATAAATGAATTTAATAAAAAAACTGTTTAAAATTATATTTATTAATTATACATGGATAATAAATATAAAGAAAAGGATAAATTTATACAAATGAAAAAAGAGAGAAGAGAAAAAAAACGCACAGATAAACGTTTCGTTACTGGTGAAGAAGTTATTTTTATTTTTGAAAAGGTATTGGAAGGTTGGAAATCAATAAAAATATATAATACAATCATTCAACATAATCCAAATTCATTTATAGATAAAAAAAAAACAGAGGCTATTTTTACTGGAAATTGTAAAGTACATCCATCTGAATTATCTATTGAAAGATTTGAATATTACCAAAATTTAAGAATAAAAGTTTATGAATATCATAATTCTCTTTCTAAAAAATAAATGCAATGCTTTCTTACATATTTAATAATTATTTATTTCTTCCGTGTATAAAAATGACGTCTTTTCTTTTTATTATGTTTGTTAGACCGTGTACCGCCAAAAATTAATCCATAATACGCAAGAGTTCCCAAAGCAGAACCAACTGCCGCCATAGTAGCACCAACTCCAACTGCTTCTGGATTATTTAAAGCTACTTCTTTGGCTTTGCTAGCATATGCCTTTGCTTTATTAGCTACATTTTCATAACGATTATTTTGGTTTAATTGTTGAGTTTGGTTTTGTTGTCCTACAGATATGTTAGCATTTGTAGAACACATTTGATTATTGGCTAATGGTATTAAATTCTCATTAGGTTGAACACAATTTAAAAAAGAATATGAATTAGTACCTTGAGAACAAGTAACTATATTTGTCAAACTAGATTTGTCGATTATCCAACGAAATGTTTCCACTTGATTATATTTATTGTTAGTTATATCAAAGTTTTCTTCCAAAAACATAATAGCAAGTGGCTGTGAGTAACTAGATCCGTTTCCAATTGATAAGATAAAAGACGACTTTTTAATTACTGAAAAGGAAACTTTGTGAGTCTGGTTATCGAAATTGCATTTAATATTGATACTAGATTCAAATATATTATCTGAAATCTGTTTACCAAATATAGTATCAATTGTACCAAAATTTTGTTGTATATAATTAAATACTTTTTCTTTGTCTGAACCAGGAGTTGGTTTATCATATGTATTTCCAATTAAATAAGTTAATACATTATCTAACCCGGCATCAAATGCTTTCATATTTTCTTGTTGAATAAAATGAATATTAATATATTCCAAAATAGTTTCTCCGGAAGTTTGCAATGTAGCTAATAAGAAAATCAAGTTTTGATTAAACGTTTTTACAATTTCAAAATGTTCTTGATTTAATAATTCATCTATTTTTTGACGCTTTTGTTCTTTTGTTAATGATACATCTGCGATAATATCTTGATACATTATAAAATAGTATTTAAATTTTCCTGAAAAATCCGGTATTTTTGAATATATGCCAAATATTTTTTTAAATATAGTTGGTAATACAATTTTAATTCCACAATTAATACGTACTTGCTGTGTCGAATTATTTGTATTTGGTTGTTCTTGGTTTTGTTGTTGTTCAATAGACCCACAAATAGTTTGAAAATTATTTTTTCCTATTTCTAATGTATGATTAAAATATACATTATTTACATTTAGCTCTCGACCAAATAAATACAATAATGTTGTTAGTTTGTTACGCTTTGACATATTTTCTCTAAATGAACGAATATAAGTTAAAAATGGTGTTAAGTAAGGTTTATCTTCATCAAACGTAGTACTAACATTTATAAGAGTATTATTATACATTTGTTTCAGATATGGAATACATTCTTCTTCAAATGAATAATCATAATTTAATCCAGGTAATTGTAAAACTTGTTTATCCGATATTTCAGAAAAAAATGATGCATTTATATCAGATGAGCATAAACTATTTATTTCACCATCTCCACCCTTATATTTTTTATGTGTCTTATTACGTTTATTCAAATTTTTATATGTTTTTCTCATACATTATAATAACATAAAAAATATTTATATATTATTTATGTTACTTTAACTATTCAACAATTACATAATCTTCTTCATCATCATCTTCTTCTTCAATCATATTTTTATATTCTTCTTCTTGTTCTTGTTGTTGTTCTTCTAATTCATCTTCGTCGTCTTCTTCTTGTTCTTCATAATCAGTTCCATTCCATACAATATTTTTGCTATTAAATAAACAATTCATATTAATTACTTCTGGCTTTTCTTGAGATGCGAACTTTTTAAACAAAATCTTAATTTGACTATCATCTCTAAATCTAGCACTATATTCTTGTTGTATATTATTTCGACCAATACGACCAAGAGCTTGAATAATTTTTTCTTGGGTTAAAACTAAATCTTTACTAAGATAACCGTGACAAAACTGATAATTGGTTCCATAAATATAATCACTATCTGCAATAATTAAATACAACCGTTGTGTATCAGCAAGTTTCTTCATGATTTCAGTATAAGATGAACTTTTATGTTCTGTAAACACACCAATTCCTAACAATAATAACACCTTCCAACTATCATCGACATCATTTAATAACATAATAGATGATACAATATCTTCATCAATATTACTTGTAAATGCCTTATTTGTAAATAATCCAGTTGACCATTTTTGTAAATGAGGCAATTTGTTTGGGATAAAGATATCGTCAATAGAAGTGCGCTTTACCATTCCTCTAAGAATTTCGCGTTGTTCTCGTAATTTAGTTAGGTTCGCATCATTGCTTTTATCAATGAGTTTATTAGCTTTTTTAGCATCATCTTTTTTTGAACCAGACTTTGTTTTAGAATTTGTATTATTGCTACTGTTAGGACCAAGTAATTTTTTCTCTTCTGTTTCCAATGTCTCTTCTATTTCAGCAATTTTTTCGTTTAGTTGATTATTAAATTCAATACTGTCATATACTGATTTCATGACGCTTGCTGGAATATTTGATTGCTGTATACAAAATTTAGCAATTTTCTGTAAATCTCCTGCAATAAATATTGTTGGACCATCTGTTAATGTATAAGCATCCTTCGTAGTAACATATACTCCACTACTTCCACTTGGTTCAGAATTATTATTTGTATTTATTATTTGTTCTGATACTAATCTAGTTAATGGTTTTCCTTCATTTACATTTGTAGTTACATTTACTCCAGGGCCAACACTATTTATCTTGCTAATAATAGCGTTTCCTTTGCTATCAATCGTATTATTTGAATGTAAAACCTTATTTCTAACTTGTATAAAATGATTATAAATTTGCACCCACTTGTCTTTGCTAATGCTTTTCAATACTTTCAAATAAAACATTTTAATATTTTTCATATCAATATCGTTAATTGATGCAAACTGACGATCAAATTTTGCCTTTGAACTACTTAACCCTGATTCTTCAATATAATAAATAAATTTTGCGGTTTCATTTAAGTCAAAATAGCGAAGCAACGACATATTATTTTCACAATTTTCAACAATTGATAATATTTCATCATAGTTATCACTAAGATAATGGGGCATTATAATAAAACCATTATTATTTATTAGAGGAATAGTTTTTTTACAATCATGACTAACAATATTATGTATTGTTGCATTTTTAAATTTTTCTTGAAAATCTGCAATAGTCATTTGCAACTCATTTTCTTTTGGCAATGTAGCAGATGATAATACCATATTCGGAATAATATTTTCACTCCAATTTTTCTTAATAATTTTGTGCAATTCATGACTATTATAATCCAAAGAAATAGTTGGTTCATCCCAGTATGTAACAATATCATTCGTATTATTAAAAGCAAGCATATAATACATTGCTGGTAAATAAGAACGTATATCACATATTATTATTTCAACCTTATCTCCAACAGTATTATCCACCTTTCTAATTCTTCCACTACGTCTATCAGTAGTATAATCTTTCGCAGCGAAATAATGTAATCTTACATCTTGGGCGCTTGAGCAACCAAAAGCAAATGCGATCTTTTTATTAATAGAAATAGCTGATCTAGCAAGTGCTAATCCAACGTGTCGTGCGGCACAAACAAAGATAACCTTATATTTTTCTGATAAACCGAGTGGTGTCAGTGTTTTACCAGTACCAGTAGGCGCGATATATAATATTAAATTTGCTTTACTAATATTACTTTGACTATGATCAATAGAAATACTTCTATATAAATCTTTTTTAGAATTTGAACCATTATTGTTTCCACTCATTCTTTTTAGACAAGTAAATATATCCTTTTGATGTTCATATAAATGCATATCTGAGTATCTTAACAAATCTTGGTTTCGTTCAATATATTCTTGAGATTTTTTAACAACTTCTAATAATTGTATATTTTCTCTTTCAATATTACTTAAGAAGCATTGAATAATACTAGTAACAATACGATTTACGTGAGATACACTATAATTAATTAATTTAGATAATGTATAATAATGATATAACCATACAGAATTATTTTCATATTTAGCTTTTACCATTTTCTTCAGGTGATTAAATAAAACAATATCAAATAATTCTACTTTTGAAATGTCTAGTGTATCAAATTTGGCAATACGAACTTGGTCGACACTATTTAATCGCACAATTTCACATACATCAACTTTGTATATAAGTGTATTTACATTTGTATTATCATTTATATTATTTGTATTCTTTTTACTTTTTTTGGTTTCAAATTCTATAAAATTAATATTATATTTTTCAACAATACTTCTAACATCATTTGCGAAATATTTGCTATACATATATTCTTCAATTTGAGATGAATATTCGATTTTTAAATGAGTAAAGATAGATTGTGAATTATTTATTTTTATATTAACATTATGATACCCATCAATAATCAATTTCAGCACATCTAATTCACTAGATGATACAGGAATTTCAATAGATTCCCATTCAGATTTAGACAATTTTCTTTGCTTCAAGTCCATTTTATAAAGTATTTAATTAAAGACGGTTATAAATTAGTTTGCTAGTGCGTAATATAGTATGATTAATAGTCTTTAAATAGTTATAATTTAAATCAATTTTTTTATAGATAATAAATTTTTATAAAAAAATTGAAAATAAAAATACCAATTATAAATTTTGTAATAATATAATAAGTAATAATTAGTTTATTTAATTCTAAAATAACTTTATAAATAATGACTTCGAATATTAAAATCATTTCAATTGACGGAAATATTGGCTCCGGGAAAACAACTTTAATGCATAATTTGCGTGAAAAATATGCAGATAATTATAAAATTGTATTTTTAAAAGAACCAGTAGATGAATGGGAAAAGATTGTTGATAAGGATGGTGTTACTATGCTTCAAAAATTTTATTCTAATCAAGAAAAGTATTCCTTTTCATTTCAAATGATGGCTTATATTTCTAGATTAAAAATATTAAGAGATGCGGTTAAACGTATTCAAGAACAAGGAATTCTTAAAGCAATTATATTTACAGAACGTTCATTGTATACTGATAAATATATATTTGCCAAAATGTTATTTGACCAAGGTAAGATTGAAGACGTGTGTTATTCTATATATCGAAATTGGTTTGATGAGTTTGCAAAAGATTATCCTATTAGTGGTTCTGTTTATGTAAATACAGATCCGTCCATTTGTTATGAACGTATTCATAAAAGAGAAAGACAAGGTGAAGAAGTAATACCATTATCTTATTTAGTAGATTGTCATAATTATCATACTGAGTTTATTGAAAAAGAAATGGGTTGTGTAGATAATATTTATAGTATACAATTAGATGGAAATAATGATATTTATGATAATCCAACTATATTAGAAGATTGGTTAAATAAAATTGATGTTATGACGTGTAAAATTTAATATATTTAAAATACAAAGTCTACTACAACTGGATAATGATCTGAATTCCATTTACCACAATATTCTTTATATCCGTGATAAATAAACGCATTTGCTATTTTTTTATCGATATTGTTAGTTACAAGAATATGGTCAATCATAGAATAATCGCGAGTACTTGTAGTATTACAATTATTATCTGAATCATACCAATCAGAAAATCGTTCATTTTGAGGTACCCGATAAGCCACATTAGTAAGAGTGTATAGACCCTGTTTACTCCCTTTTAACCCTTTTATTATTCTAAGCACTGAAGATAACGGTATATCTCCGTTTAAATCTAGCACTTCATTATCGTAATCATTCATATCACCTATTACAATAATTTCATAACCTTTTTGAATATATGAATAAATAATATTTTGAAGAATTTGTGTTTGAGCTTCCCTTTGAGCACATCTATGCGAATCAGTAGGAATAGCTATTAGATGAGCACTAATAAGTGCTACATTTATATTTTTATTTTCATTTTTATCACTTGTTGCTAATTGAAATTCAGTAATATAATGCTTTGAAACACTCGTTGTAGATGATGTTCCTGTATATCCACATGTTGACCCAGCTATTGGATACTCTATTTTTTCGTTACTTCTATATAAGTTTGTTATAGGATCTATTTTTGTAATTAATCCAACATTTTGACCTGTTCCTGTATCGGTTCCCTTTTTTAAATATGTATTATAAGGATTTATAGTATTTGTTGTATTTAATAAGTTTTTTAGTATATTCAATTCATCACATCCTTCTACTTCACATAAATTAAGAATGTCAGGATTCAACGCACGAATTGTATCAGCTACGTAATTCATATGTATTTCAGCATCAGAAAGTGTTTTCCAAGTACATCCATTTCCAGGGCAATCCATTGCGCTATAATAATCAATAAAAAGCCATTCCACGTTATATTGAACTAATCGTAATGTATTTTTTGATTTTCTTCTATCTCCAAAAGAGGATACATTTGGACATTCTGTATCAGTTAAACACATAATATCTGTTAGAAAAAAAGACAATATTAATAAACTACAAACTAACAAATTCATTGCTTTATATATTATAATTAGATTTAATATAAAATTGAAAATAAATTATACAAAAATAATATCATAATAAATTAATAATTAATACATTTATAAATGAATAACAATAAAATATATCCGGTAACAGAATATACCATGTTCTTTGATGGATGTAGCAAAAGCAATCCAGGTGAAGCAGGAATTGGTGCAGTAGTATATAATAGTAGTTTAGAAGAGATAATAGTTGTTAGCAAAGCAATAGGAGTTAAAACAAATAATGAATCAGAATATATGGCGTTAATTGAGGGATTAAGATCGCTATTATTTAGAAGTATAAAAAACGTTATTGTGTTTGGTGATAGCCAGCTTGTTATCAATCAAGTTACAAAGATTTATAAGGTAAAATCGGAAAATTTACTCCCTTTATATAATCAAGTTCAAGAATTGTTAAAACAATTTGATTATATTGAATTTAAACATGTATTGCGTAACAAAAATAAACGCGCAGATGAATTAGCAAACATTGGATTAAAAAATAAATATATATGCGAAACAGATATAGATAACTAATATGTTAACTTTCTAATATTCCAAAAGTCGCATATTTAATATAGATGTTGGTTTATATTTTAATAAATCAATCTCTTTTTTTGTTGTTGGAAATAATTCTGTCCCATAAATGTCTTGTAGAAGCAACCATTCAAATAATCCTCCATTATAACAATACAAATTATAGAATCCCATAGTTGCTAATTTATTACACTTATTTATTACATTTTCATCATTACAATTTTTTCCATAAATTACAATACGAATATTTCTATTTGCATTTAAATATTCATTAATTAACTCTTCTTCTTTACTTGCATTTAGTGTATTTGATATTAAACATTGTTGTTCTGATATAGGCAATGTATTAATTAACAAAAATACTTCTGGTGTCTTAATAATTGTTTGAATATCTTCATAATTTATATTTTGTATTGATGTAGTCTGACCCATTATAAAATATAAATAATTGTTTTAAATATATATTATTTATAAATTACTTTTAAATGAAAATTATTAGAAATTATAAGTATTTTAATTATTAAAAGTATAGTTATTATTATAATCTTTCAAAATTTCCATTTGTATAATGAAATAATAAAAAACTACTTAGTCCAAAGACTACATCAACTAACAAATAAATATAAGACATTTTATTTCCATATATAGCATTTAATGCAAATAGTGTATACAATAATCCATGTATGGGTCGTAAATTATTCCACCAAATTTTATCCCCAAATACTTCACCGCCTGTATTTCTAGAACCAGTAAAATAAATATAAAAAAAACCAATAGCAGGCAATAAAGCTAAAAAGCCTAGCAAATGTAATATGTCTTTATTTGCAACTTTCGCAATATAAACAAAAAATGCTCTAAGAGGAATACAACCTAATAAAAAAAGTAAAAAACGTTTCTGAATATTATTCATGTTTATACTATATCTACATAAATAATAATAATCAATAAAATAATAATCTATAATTTATAATTTATAAAACAATATATTTTAATTAAATTTAACAACAATTTCAACTTTTTCCTTTTTAATACTTTTAGTTGCTGAAATAGATAATTCTTCTCTCTTCTTTCTTGTTTTGGAATTTGTATTATTTCCATTATCAATCTTAATCTCCTTTCTTTTACTTGTGCTATTACGACAATTCATATCTTTTTCAATAGTGTCATAATTTTTCTCAATATAATCAACCACCTTATTTTCTAATGCCCATTTAAAAAAATTTAATTGACCAATAGTTGTTTCAATGCTATTTCCAGTAGTATAAGGAATACTAATTCTATCCCAACGACAAAATGGATCAAACCGACGCTTTGAATAGGCCTTTAACTTTAATTTATAATCATCATACACTTTAAAACGTTTTACAAAACTATCATTAAAACTAACATTTGTTGTTACATCTTTAATTTCATAAATAGTATAATATTTTTTGGCATAATTTGTAGCAAACCAATCAACAATACGAAGCGAAATCTTTGATTCACCTGTAATTATACGAAGCATCTTATCTAAATTATTATTTGCGTTGTGATTTCCATCTTCATCATATACCTTATAGAAAACTAACAAATTTTTAAGCAATAAATCATTTTGCGTAGTATAAGTGGTAATATTGTTCATATGTAAGACTTTACTTAATTTATTTAAGTAGTTTTAACGCACTAATATATAATTTAGTAAAAATGAATATTGTTTATAATTATTTTTCTAAACTATTAGTATAATCCAAATGAATAATTTTATGGATAAATATTTTGGTCCATTGCCAAGAGAATATTGCGTATACTTCTATGCCTTATCTATATTTTTTGGATTTGTTTTTGTTGTTAGTTTATTATCTTTTTTAGCAGTAACTATTGTTCATTATAAAAAAATGAACATGTTAACAATTATGAATACATCTATGTTATTAGTCAACACATTTTTGGCTTATTTAGTGAATCGTTTATTGCATACTATGTGCGTTAAAAGTATTTAGATTCTATAAAATATACTATATATACCGAATAATTTAAAAAATTATATTTAAATTATTCATGTCAAGTAATAAAGAATATGCCAAACATAGTCCATGACCAAATGCTTCACTTGGGTCATTTAATAAAACTTCTAATTTTTCAATAGACATATGACATACATTATTTTCATCACAATCTAAACCATAATTACCTTTTTTATTTATTGCAGGAACATCTACTTCACAAATCATTATATTTTCTCCTTTTTTAAGTTTATCTAATAATTTATTGTATTCTGGAAACTTTTTAACTAATCTAACATATTCCTTAAAGTATATATGTTTTCTTGATTCGATATAATTATATCTTGTTTCATTTCCATTTTTATCAATACATAATGAAAATTTCGTATTTTTTCTTCTGTTAATTTTGTTAGGATATCGAATTGGGTTTGCACAATTCCATAAATCATTTCTCCAATTATAAAACAAATCGTAGTCTATTTTATTTTCTTTAAGAATAACGTCTCCACTAGATAAATTTTTAGGTATAAATTCCCACCATAAATACTTAGGATTATTCATATGATATTTGGAAGGATATACTTTATTTTCATAAACAACATCGTATACTTTGCATCCCTGATAAAAGTTTTCGAATATGATGGATCCATTATTAGCACAAATTTCATTTCCATCGGTTTTTAACAAATAGGGCGAGAAATTTTTCCATTTGCTATTATTCCATTTCAAAACATTAATAGATTCATACCCATCTATTTCAACTGGCTTAGCAGTAGTTGATTTAATTCTTTGAGTTGCTATCATTTTTTATAATTATACTTATTTTTATATACATTCTGTTATTATCTGTATAAATCAATTTTTTATTCATATAGTTTATTTTTATAAACTTTTGTTAGTTTCAACTGGCTTTCCAGTTGATGTATTTATAGGTTTTAAAAAGTTATCACTTGCGCTAATATCATTTACATAGTTAGAACTAGTTAAAAATGGATTAATTCCTCTTTGCGCTATCATTTCTCTATCAGCAATCCTTGTATCTAAATCTTCTCTCTTTGAGTTATTTTGGTCATTTTGATTTCTTGAAAACACAGAATTTGTAATTCCAATCATTTCATTATCAAAATGATAGTTAGACAATGATAAGGAATTTTCATCTAATGATTGGTTAATTGCGTTGTATGTGTTATCAATGGGCTCTATAGTATTGACATTTGTATTGTTTTGTTTTTCAGGTCTTGCACTTTTATAATAACTTTCTCCTAAACTCCATTTCCACCAATATTGGTTTTTCATTAGTTATACTATATTATATAAAAATAAAGCGTTCTATATAACCTATAACCTAATATTCATCGCGTGTAATAACCAAGTTTTTTGTAAACAAAAAAGCATCTTTGTTAGTTCGACGACGTTTTAAATTACATTCTAAACAAGCTACAACCAAATTGCCTCTATTATGTCCAATATCATTGTTAATTCTATCAAGAGACCATTGCTTCATTTCACGCACAATTTCATATAATATATATACTTCATTATTGCAATAGTGACAAAACAAATTACAATCATTTAATAATTGGATAACTTCTTCATAACTAACAAAGTTATCTTCATTTAACTTCTTTTTAAGTATATCTTGTTGTTTATAACTAGACAATTTAGTTTTAATGTTATTTTTATAGTATCTTAATGAGTTTAACATATTTGTGTCTAATTTATTCAAATTGTCTCTGTCATTATCATTATCATTAGTAAGTAAAAGCATTTGTGTTAAAATACATTGATTATTATGTTCTAAATCTTCTTGTGTTAATCCCCATTTATTTGTTTCAACTTTAAACTTTTTTTCTTTTTCATAACTAACATTTTTATTATATGTATTTGAATTTATATTCGATTTTGATGTAGTTTTTGGTGGTGGAATAAATAATGATTTTATATTGGTATTGGTATTGGTATTGGTATTGGTATTGGTATTGGTATTGGTATTGGTATTGGTATTGGTATTGGTATTGGTATTGGTATTGGTATTGGTATTGGTATTGGTATCCATATTGATTTGTACTATCTTTGTGTTCATATTATAAATCTATAAATATAATAATATTTGTTTATATTCTTAATTCTAAAAAATAATATAATATATAAAAAATTGAGTTAAACTTAATTTTACATTACTATGTATACTAACAACAAATATGTCAACCGAAGTTGAGAAAAATAATATAAATGCAAAAAATGATAATAAACTAAATAATTTAAAATATAAATCAATGGTATTAAATGGATTAGTATGGCCAGAAACGAAATCAGTGAATGATTTAAATAATTTGGATATATTTCTTGAAAAAGAAAAAGAAAAAAGCAGTTCTAATACTGAACCTTGGAGCAAACAAGATAAAACATCAAAAATTAAGCGACTAACCATTTTTGCGAAACATTTTCAAGAAGAAAACCAACTAACCGACGAAGAACATAATCAATTGATTGCGTTTTTTAGAGATTGTCTCGATAGAAAAAAGTTACTTCGCGTAAAAGATGTTATATGTGATAAAGAAACTGGTGAAATAAAGTCAATACCAGCACTACAATACAATAAAGCATCTCATAACTATACACTTAAAAATATTGATAAACGCATATCTACAATTAAAAGTTTAGGACCTACAAAGAAGATGAATGGAACGATTAAACATATTTCTATTAATGATAACGATAATAGTGACACAGATAATGATGAATAAAATTGAACTTTTTTTGCATCTTTAAGTTACTTTAAATATATTATTCGCAATATACTTAAAGAAACCCTTGTTATTTGTATAGTTTAAAATATTGTATTAAAGATATTTCTATAATAATATAAAGACAAACGAATATGACAATGCACAAACATATTCACGAATTGCCAGAGTTGGAAGATATTTTACATAAACTTTGTCCAATAGAAGAAAAGAGATTCTTCAATGAGGAAGAAGCATTAGAAATATACGATACTTGTGTTTTCTTAATGGAAGAATTTGTTAGTATGCATCCAAAATTGATTACAGAACCTGATTTTGAAGATGTATTTGATGAAAACATTAGCGAATTAATGCATTGTCATTTTGATTTTGATGTATTTTATACAGAAGAAGCACAAGAAGAAATGGATGAAATTATTGAAGTTGCTAAAAATGATTTTTATAAGGAGTTGTACCCTTTACGTTCTTACTCATCTAGTATTATATTGTGTGATCCAGATTATGAATTTATTAAAGAACAAATTGATGTTTTGCGAGGAAAGCCACAACCAGTTCAAAGAACAAAAGAATGGTACGAAATGAGACAAAATTTAATCACTGCTAGTAATGCATATAAAGCGTTTGAAAATCAAAATACAAAAAATCAATTGATATTTGAAAAATGTCAAACACAAAGTAAACAAATACAACCTATAGAACAAAATGTAGATTGTAAGCATATTGAAATTGAGTTACCGACTACAAATGATGTTCAAATGGTTAATGTAAATAGTACATTACATTGGGGGCAAAAATATGAACCATTATCAGTTATGTATTATGAGTATATGTATGATACTAAGGTGGAAGATTTTGGTTGTATTCAACATGATAAATATAAGTTTCTAGGTGCATCTCCTGATGGGATTAATGTAGATCCTAATTCCAAAAGATATGGTCGAATGCTTGAAATCAAAAATATTGTTAATCGTGAAATAGATGGAATTCCTAAAAAAGAATATTGGATACAAATGCAATTACAAATGGAGGTATGTGACTTAGATGAGTGTGACTTTTTAGAAACTCGTTTTACTGAATATCCAGATTATCAAGAATACTTACAAGATACTGCAACTGATGAGATATATGAGGATGAAGAAGGCAATGAATTTTGTAATACTACAAATTCTAAAGATGATAAACAAAAAGGAATTATAGTTTACTTTCATACTAAAGAAGGTAAACCATATTACGAATATAAACCATTAGATATTGTACATCCAGATGATATTCAATTATGGGAGGAAAAAGTATTAGATTTATATCAAGGCGAACAATATAAATATATATTTGTTAAATTTATTTACTGGAAATTAGACGAATATAGTTGCGTGTTAGTTCAAAGAAATAGACAATGGTTTGAAAATAATATTGCAGAAATGGAAGAATTATGGTCAGTTGTATTGAAAGAGAGACAAGATGGATATGAACATAGGGCACCTAATAGTAAACGTTCTAAAAAAGATACAATCAATGTTGAGAAACTAGATGTTACAATGAATGTAAATTCGGGTAGTAGTGGATGTTTATTAAAATTTATTAAACCAATAATACACACAAATTTAACTAATTCTATTTATATACCTATTATCACAAATCTAGAATTAAATATAGATAATATAATTAATAATAAATAATTTAATATAAAATATTTTCATTTGTCGGTATAGACCAGAACAATTTATTTGGTTCTGTTCTATAATATCCAACACGAGCACCTTCTCCTTCTTCTGCCTCTGGCAATGGCATTACAACATTTGACTTATTTTTAATATCGTGATATAATGCCCCGCAAAATTCAGGTCGTGTACAAATACCAATGTCTGGATTTTTAAAATAACGTAAATTATTTGTTAGTTGTTTAAATGAACTCACACCAAATATAGGATATTTCCACCACATTTCACTTGCGCTATCATTAGACACATCATTTTTTCCAATTAATGGATAATCATTTAAAATAGCTTGGTCGACAGATACTGGAAATTCGCCTGGAGTTGCCAAATCATTTGATTTGAATTTATATACTGGTCTAAATCCTTCATTTACTTTTTTTTTAATAAAGGGTGCTAAAAATAGTCCTAATATTAATATAACTAACAAAAGTATACTTGATCCAATTACTTTATCTTTCATATACTATATTGTAATATTATTTTGTTACTTGCAAAATAGTATTATAACTCTATCTACAAATATAATTATCATTTATTATTTACATTTGCTTGTAAATGTTTTATTTTGGATGACATAATTGTTATCATTACATAATTGTTATAATTATTAATAAAGTCTTGTTTTTGTTCTTCAGTAAAATTATTATTCTTCATATCTAAATGCATTTTAGCAATTCCATTTTTAGGATCTAATGTTTCACAGATTAAATTATTAACAATCATTTTATCATGATTTTCTAATAAAATATTATACAATGCTTCGCCATTATATGGTATTTTGTATACTCCTTCATTATTTAAGTTTAATAATTCTTGTGATTTTATCATTTTTTTATTATAAAATAATTTATGATTTTTACTTATAACAGTTTTCTTATTAGGAATATTTTTAGCTAAAGCATCCTTTTCGATACAAACTAAGTAACTATCTTGAATTATAGTTTTTGTAATTGTCTCTATTTTATTTCCACGAATAGTATTTTTATTAGATTTAATTTTTTCAATAGCAATTATTTCTTGATCAGTTTGTATAGGAGTTCCAGCAGGAAAACAAATATTAGAAAATTGATATTCAATAAAATTTGTTAATATATAACCATCAGACGTTAAACAATATATTTCTCCAGAATTATTAAATGCGAATGCTGTTGGTTGTTTAGGTGTTACATCTGTTAGTACACTAACAGTGATATTTTTATAGAATTTTATAATAGTATTAATTCCGTTTTTACCACATCCATATAAATTTCCAAATTTGTTACATTTAATATATTTTAAACCACTGCCACCGTTATATATTGTTGAAGTACTACCATTATTTGTTATCTTTAATATAGATGAATTTTCATAACTACAACAATATAAATTTCCTAAATTATCAAATGTAATGCTATTAGGTTGGTTTAATCCAGATGTATATATTGATGTTGTTCCATCTACATTTATTTTATATATAATGCCTTGAAATATAGCAGCACAATATATATTTCCAGAATTATCAATAGCAATACCAGTACATTGTCCGGGATAAGCAATTATAGTTTTATTTCCATATGGATCTATCTTACCAATATATCCTTGTATACTACTAGTATAATATAGATTTCCAAAATTATCAAACACTATATTTTGTATACCTTGTAAACCATCAGCAAAAATACTAATAGATCCATTAACACTTATTTTAAATATGCTTTCTGTATAATGATTAGATACATACATATTTCCGCTTGAGTCAATTTCTAAACCCACTAAATCATACGCGGAATTTATATAACATATATTACCAGCAACAATTGTTGACATTATAATATATTATTATAATATAATTAATATTTCTAAATAATTAACCGTTTTCAAATTATATGAAAAAAATTAAAACTAAACCAACAAAAGTATAATAGAATTAATTGCGGTATTTTTCATATAATATAACTCTATCTACAAATTTTATTCTTTTTACATTTTTTATTTTATTACTTACTTTTGCTTATAAATTTTTTATTTTTAATAACATATTCATTATATTCTGATATAAATGTTTGTTTTTCACTATCAGATAAATTACGATTTTTCATATCTAAATACATTTTGGCTATTCCATTTTTAGGATCTAATGTTTCACAAATTAAGTTGTTTACAATCATTTTATCGTGATTTTCTAACAAAACATTATAAAGTATTTCACCATTATACTTTATTTTATAAATTCCTTCCTTGTTTAATTGCAATAAATTATTTGCTTTTATCATTTTTTTATTGTAAAATAATTTATGATTTTTACTAATAAGCGTTTTTTTACTAGGAATGTTTTTAGCTAAAGCATCCTTTTCGATACAAACTAAGTAACTATCTTGAGTTATTGTTTTTGTAATCATCTCTATTTTGTTACCGCGAATAGTATGTTTATTAGAATTAATTTGTTCAATGAAAATAGTTTCTTGATCAGTTTGAATAGGTGTTCCAGAAGGAAAACAAATATTTGAGATTGGATTTTCATCATCTATGAGTGATTCAGTCAATGGATTTTGGTCTGTTACATTATTTAAATCCGAAATAACCCAACCCCTAACATCATATGATTTTGAAAAATACACTAATAAGCCATTTTGTACATTAACAGACATAATATTATCATCATCGCCATCATTATTATAAATATATGACCGTGTTGTATTTTGAGTAGGTGATTTTGGTATAAAATAGGAGTATAATGTTTCAGTACTATAATCTGAACTATCAGAATGTTTTATGTAATATAAATTCATATTTGTATTATCACCAGAATATACTAAAGGATGATAATAACGTGTAATATATTCATCTCCATCTGAACCCATATTTCCATATGCTCCAAATCTAAAAGGAAGGTTGTCACTTACATCAATATCGATTTTAAAAATCCCTTCAACTGCCCAACCATGTTGAATAGTAAATGTACGTCCAAATGCTTGACATATTTGAGTATTAAATACTCCATCATTATCGTTTCGAGGATATAATTTAGGAAAATAATATTTACCAGATTGTACATCATACAAATAAAAAAAGCCCCAATTATCAAAAACATCATCCCCTAAATCATTCCAACATGATGCTATTAATCTATCCTCTTCTAACTTATCACCTGCAACAATATTTTCATTAATAAAGTCTGCCATTCCAGAATAAAATTGTTCTTGATAGTCATATGGATTAAAACGATATGTATAAGTTTCATTCATCATATCTTTCTCCACAGAATTACCTACTTGCAAACCATTATCAGTTATAGTATTTTTAGAAGTTATAAAAGTAGACATTATATTATAGTATAATATAATTAAAATTTCTAAATAAATAACTAATTTTCAAATTATATGAAAACAATTTAAAACTAAACTAACAAACTATATAGAAATGATGAATAACACTCCAAATAAAAAAGATAGCATTGATATGCGTGTTACTAAACGCGATGGCTGTTTGGAAGAAATTGCGTTTGACAAAATTTTAAATAGAATTAAAAAATTAGGTGCAGAAGTTGATATTCACATTAATTATCAACAACTTGTTATCAAAGTAATTGATCAATTATATGATACGATTTCTACAACTAAAATTGACGAATTAGCTGCCGAACAATGTGCATCTATGTCTACTTTGCATCCAGATTATGCTACACTTGCATCACGTATTCTTGTATCAAACCATCAAAAAAATACTGAACCTGCATTTTCTGATGTAATGAAAAATCTATTTAATTTCAGAGATATACATAATAATCTATATCCGCTTATATCTGATAATCTATGGAATTTTACAAGAAAACATAAAGAAGAAATTGACCAAATGATTGATCACAATAGAGATTATTTAATTGATTATTTTGGGTTTAAAACACTTGAACGTGCTTATTTGTTTAAATTAAATGGTAAAATCGTTGAAAGACCCCAACATATGTGGATGCGTGTTTCCATTGGGATTCATTGTTCTCAAGCAAATTCAAATAATTTATTAGCATTAGTAAAAGAAACATATGATTTAATGTCTCAGAAGTTTTTTACACACGCCACACCAACGCTTTTTAATGCTGGAACACCTAGACAGCAGTTATCAAGTTGCTATTTAATTGCTATGGAGGATGATAGCTTAGATGGAATCTATAATACATTAAAAGATTGCGCACTTATATCAAAATACGCGGGAGGTGTAGGTCTTCATATTCATAATATTCGTGCTAAGGGTACACATATTCAAGGAACAAATGGAACATCTAATGGTTTAGTACCTATGTTACGTGTATATAATAATACAGCTCGTTATGTT